TGGTAGCCTAGAGGGTTCTAAGTTCAAAAATGGCGGTCATGCTGAAATGTCTTGTAAAGCTGAAGGTGGTTTTACTAAGATGAAGAAAATGCAGAAGTGCTAAATTGATTGGCGAGGATAACACCTCGCCAATTATTTAATTCGGAGAACTTATGAGTACTTTAACAAATGTGTTTTCCAAACACATCGATGCAACTGGAACGATCTATTCTGGAGCAACAAACCTTGCTGGCTATCAGTTCTTGACGGGTGGAACAGCTGGTGAGATTGTTTTCCGTGATGGCGGTGCTAGTGGGACTGTTCTGCTGAGAGTTAATATTAGCACCAACGCTGTTCCAGTTTCAACGCTGATTCCTGGAAATGGTATTCGTTTCACCACAGACATTCACGTAACATTACCAACCAATGCTTCTGTAACGATTTTCTGCGGTTAAGTATGCCACTGATCAAGAGCAAATCGAAAGAAGCATTCGGCAAAAATATTGCTGCTGAGCTGCGAGCTGGGAAACCCCAGAAGCAAGCGGTGGCGATTGCTTATGCGACTAAACGTGCTGCGAAAAAAGATGGCGGTGGTTTATATGCAAACATCCACGCAAAGAGAGAGCGGATTGCTGCTGGCTCAGGCGAGCGTATGCGCAAAGTCGGTAGCGAAGGTGCGCCAACTAAACAAGCGTTTATCGACGCTGCAAAAACTGCTAAGAAAAAAGAAGGTGGAGTATCATTAAGTGTTGGAAGAGGAGAAAAACTTCCAACAAGTCAAGGTGCAGGGCTAACTGCTAAAGGCAGAGCCAAGGCGAACAGAGCTACAGGAAGTAACTTACAAGCGCCAGCCCCAAACCCAAAAACTGAAAAAGAAGCTGGTCGAAAGAAATCATTCTGTGCTAGGATGAGCGGTGTTGTAAAACATGCAAAGGGTGACGCACCCCGAGCGAAAGCCTCCTTAGCTCGCTGGAATTGTAAAGAAGGTGGAGCTGCTAAGAAACATGACATAAAGGGCTGGTAAATGAGCACTAGTGGAACAGTCGGACAAACAGTTATTACTGTCCAGAACTTAATCGACAGTGGTGCTCGTCGTGCAGGTAAACTCGCCGAGGAGCTTACCGACGAGCAGATGATGGCTGCTAAACAAAGCCTGTATTACATTCTTTCTAACCTTGTCAATATCGGCATCCAATACTGGTGTATCGATAAAGTTATCGTCGGTTTGATTCCTGGACAGCAGAACTATTACCTGCCAGTGGGCACAGTGGACGTGCTCAATGCGAACTATCGCACTGTAACTGCAGTGACCACAGGTGCTTACAGTTCTTCAGGCACAACGCTAAATGCTTTCAATGGTGTTGGTGACCTTATTTGTCAGCTGACTACGAACACAGGAGTTATCGGGATCAATAATGGTTCTGGAAATCCAGTGATGATCAACACGATCGGTATCCTTCCAGCTATGAGTGGGTCGGTAACTGTAAACATTCAATACTCCCAAGACAATACTACATGGACTACGCTTTACAGTCCTGGAGCAACAACTTGGGCAGCAGGAACTTGGATTTATTACGACTTGCAACCTACTGTTAGCGCACCTTATTGGCGCATCCAACAAACTGCAGGCGCTAACATGGGTTTTTATCAAGTTGTTTTCGGCACGATGCCGTTAGCGATTAACATGGCTCGTATGAACCGAGACGACTATTCGTCTCTGCCGAATCGTAGTTTTACTGCGTTGCGCCCATTGCAATATTGGTTTGACCGCACGATCCCAAAACCGAACATGGAACTTTGGCCAGTGCCGAACTCTATTCAACCCCAACTTGAACTTTGGGTAAGTCGCCAAGTGCAAGACGTAGGTGCGTTATCAGGTGAAATAGAAATTCCTCAGCGTTGGTACTTAGCGGTGCAAAATATGCTTGCGCACCAAATGGCAATGGAACTCCCACAGGTCGATCCTGGACGGATACAATATTGCGAACAGCAAGCAGACAAGTACTGGGCTCAAGCTGAGGCAGAAGAACGAGATAAGTCACCGATTTATTTCGCCCCAAACATTAGTTACTACACGAGGTAAAGATGTCAGTTTGGCTGGACACCTCTGGGAATACTGTTTTATCGATTGCTATCTGCGACAGATGCAAGATGAAACGTGCGTATTCCGATATTCGTCCAGATGGGAACATTCCTGGAATCCGAGTTTGCGGAAACGGATGCTCCGACCAATTTGACCCTTATCGTTTACCTGCGAGACAATCTGAGAAAATCTCTTTAAGATTTCCTCGTCCAGACGCTGAAGTTGCAGAATACCAAGACGCAATCACTACCGATCCAAATATCGTTAACGAACCAACTCCATTCGACCTCACAGGTGCTCCTGGAGAATTCGGTATTGCGCCAGAAACTTCTGAGGACGACATTGATGGTAACCTTGATAATTTGAGTCCTTAACTATGGCAAATATAAGAATATCACAGCTCCCAACAGGATCAGCAATCACTGGTTCTGAGTTAGTGCCTGTTGTTCAAAATGGACAGACGATCCAAACCACAGTCTCGTCGATCACGAATAGTCCTTCGCAGACGCAAACCTTTTTGACCACCACGCAAGAGGCTTCTCTTCCGAACTCTCGTTACATTGGTGGTGGGTTGGGAATTGGCACGAGCAATGGCGGTGCACAGGGATTGTTTAGCCTGTTCTTGAACGGCACTTCTGCAAGCCTCGAAAACGCTGCTACAGGCTTAATCGTCAAGTCGGGTGTGAATACGGTAGTTAACCGCTCGATCGCAGCTGGAACAGCTGGTTTAAGCGTTGCAAATGGCGACGGCATTGCTGGCAATCCTACACTTTCGCTAACTAACCTTGCTTTATCGATTTCGACCCTGACTGGCAACGGAATGGTTAGCTTGGTCAATGGTTCATATTTCCAGAATGTAACCCTGACAGGTGCTGCTAATCAGATCACAATTCTCAATCCGAACGGAGGTAGCAACCCTCTGATTAGTATTGCGGACAACCCAACTCTTCCTGGAAATTCAGCTACGTTGCTGCCAAGAGGAACCACCTCTCAGCGCATTTCTCTGCCGACCACAGGTATGCTCCGCTACAACACTCAATCCGAAGTGTTCGAGGGTTATACAAATACAGGCTGGAATGCGTTTTCTGTAACAGGCGGTGTTACTTCTTTCAGCGCTGGCACGACAGGATTTACACCTATTTCTGCCACGACAGGCGCAGTAACGCTGGCTGGAATTTTGAATGTTACCAATGGTGGTACGGGAGTCGGCACTTTAACAGGTTACGTTTATGGCAATGGCACCAGTGCCATGACCGCAAGCACCACAATCCCTACGACAGCTCTTTCGGGTGTTATCACCAACGCTCAGCTGCAAAACAGCTCAGTAACTTACAATGGTGTAACAGTTGCTTTGGGTGGCAGTGGCACAATCACTGCTACAGCTTCAAACCCCTTAACCATAGGGACTGGCTTAACAGGCGGTAGTTATGACGGATCTCTGGCTGTTACCATTGCAATTGACACTTCGGTGGTTGCCACGCTAACAGGCACTCAGACTTTGACAAATAAGTCGATGTCGGGTTCTGCAAATACATTTACTAATTTACCGAACAATGCGCTAACCAATAGCTCGATTACACTTGGTTCGACAACTGTTTCGCTCGGTGGCACTGCTACAAGCATTACAAATCTTGAGCTAATTACACCGACCATCGCTTCGATCGTAAACACTGGCACATTGACATTGCCGACTTCGACCGACACGCTGGTGGGTCGTGCTACGACCGACACATTCACGAATAAGTCAATTAGCGGTTCAACCAACACACTCACGAATATACCGAACAATGCGCTGACAAACTCGTCTTTGACGATCGGCTCTACAGCTATTAGCCTTGGTGCAACAAGCTCCACATTGGCTGGTTTGACTTCGGTTGCTGTAACGCAAGACCCAACATCTGCTTTACAGTTAACGACTAAACAGTATGTTGACGGACTTGTGGCTTCTGGTATTCACTACCACACACCAGTGCTAGTTGAATCACCTACCAATTTGAATGCAACCTACAACCAACCAGGAGGAGCTGGGGTTGGTGTTGGCGCTACTCTGACCAATGCAGGTGCGCAGGTTGCTTTGGCGATTGATGGTGTTACCCTTTCTGTCAATGATCGTGTTCTGGTTTACACACAAACAAACGCTACTCAA